TGGTACAACTATAAGAACAATTTGTTCCGCAACTATCTTTACATCCACTACTACAATCTTCTCCACAATTAACAGAGCAAGAACCCTTACAAGTTCCGGTACATAATAAATTACATCCTCCAGTACAACTTCCCTCGCAAGTGCCAGTACAGTTTCCACTACTGCAACTATTTCCACAAGTTCTTGTACAGGTTCGATAACAACTACCTTTACATCCTCCTCCAGTACAAGCCGTGTTACTCATTTCTTCACCTCACTTTAGAAAGCATTTTAAAATCATTTTCACCCATAATTTCTATAGCTTCCTCTTTTGGCAAATAGTTTATAAATTCACATTTTATTTTCTTTTTTTCTGCTTCTTTTGCCCAAAAATACCAATTACCTAAACCAGTCGCTTTATGCATTATACAAATAAAAGTTGCTCTTTTATTTGGAGTTCCAAATTTGGAATAATTATATCCACTGCACCAAGCACAACCTTTAGCAATCGGACAAACCAAACATTTATCAGGAGATTGAGATTTTCTTGTAATACTCTCTAAGAACTCTAAAGTTTTCTTATCTTCTTCTCTCGTATAAATTCCACAATCTAAATTCCCAACAATAAGAGGTTTTCTATCTTTAGGTAGAGAAGTTTCCATGTATCGCAGACAAGGGAAAAAATCACCTTTATAATCAACTGCAATCATTTCTCCCGTACCACCGCACCAATTTTTGTTATTATCTTCTGTATCTTCAAGTGGACAAAAATTATCTTTATTAAACATCGAAATATAGCACTTATCTTCTAAGTCATTTTCAAAGAGATAATCTGAAATTTTTTTCATTTGTTGATATAATATTTTTGCATCTTTTAATTCCCAGCCTTCTTCAAAGACACAATTAGCATTTATGTGAACGAAACCCAGACTTAACATATTAGTTACAGCCCCAAAAAATTTATCAATATTCTCAGGACATAGAGTAATTTTAGTTGAATCACTGCCTGTTTTATTTTTCAAATCAATAGCAGCATCTACTGCCAGTTCATAACTACCGGCACCATTAGGGAATATTCTACATTTATCATGTAGTTCTTTATATCCGTCAACTGTTATTCCAATACTAAGTAAATCTCCATAGATTTTTATCATTTCTTGAACCTTAGAATTGCGATATGCAACTCCATTACTACTAAAACTATATCTATGAAAAAATAGCCAAGGACTATCTTCTTCTATCAGACGAGTTTCAAAATAATTTATGATTTGAAGTATAACCTCAATATTTAAAAAAGGTTCTCCTCCAATAAAATCAATAATTATTCCTTCGTTTTTTTCATAAGATAAAATTGTATCTGGTAGTTTAGCTTGTTCAAAAATATAATCAATAACTCTTTTTCCTGTCTCAAAAGATAAGTAATCTTTACTTTTATTTAGTTCATAACAGTAAGTACAGCACAATGAACAGTCATTTGTTACTTGAAAAGTAAAAGTTTTGATTTTTTTCAAATCTCCAAACTCATCTCTACTTGGGAAGAGTCTTTGGATATAATCAGAATAATCCTCTGTTGGTTTAAGCATCTTCGACCTCAAAAGTTATAACATGAGTATCAAAATTAAGATTCCAACTAATAGCATTTTCTGGTTTATATTTTTTTTCAAGTTCATGTTTGGCTCGCTCATACTTAATAAAATATTCTTCATATTCTTTCATATACTTATCAATTACAATATCTTTATTAGAAGGAGAAATAACCCCTTGTAAAATACGAGTAAGCAAATTAGCCCTTGCTTCTACACAATAATTCAAGCGTTCAAGATTTTCACTTTCTTCGATACTAATGATAATATCAATAGTCTTCATAATTATACTCCTTTTATATACTAATTATAGGCATTTTCCAGCCTATAATTAGTATATCATACTTTTATTAAATTGTCAAATTTTATCCGAATACAGCCACACCAGTACCGCTACCTATTTCTTGCCAACTTCCTCCAGATTTTTTGAAGTAAGCACCATTACTAGTTACTAACAATCCACTTCCTCCAGCACTCATACGCGCACCAGCATCAGTTACGATAAGATAGGGCGAAGTGGTAGAATTTGTAATTCGTCCAGTTGTTGTACTAATACCTACACCTTCAGTGAGAGTCATAATTACATTTCCATCTTCATCATAAGTTGTACCTGAACCCGTAGCATAACCCATGTAACCAGTAGCTGTCATAGTATTATTCTTTATAGTACCAACAGAAAAATGTCCTCCCACGGCTACAACATTAGCATCTAATGTAGGAGTTCTGATTCCATCTACTGTGATTTCAGTAGATTTTATCCAATCATATCCACTAAAATCTTGACCTCTAGGACCTTGTTCGCCTTGTTCACCATCTTCTACAACAGAAACAGAAATATATTTTGTAATTGTTTTTCCGTTATTAAAAATAAAGGTAATTGTAACCATTCCGTTTGAAGAACTAGGAGAAATAATAAGACTTTCTCCTGAACGAGAACAGGAACATCCTGTTGAACTATAAGTTATAGTATATTCTTCTACATCGGGATTACTAGAAACAAAAGATAAATCATTTGTTCCTCTTGCGGCGCTAAAACTCACAGAAGAAGAAGAAGGAGTATATACTCCCAATAAATTTAACTTAAAAACAAGATTATTCGTACTTAAATCCGCACTATAATTTCCTAAATCGGAGTCGAACCAAGAAATTTTTCCAGATAATTTTACATTACCATTACTATCAACCCAAAAATTATAATCATTCCCATCTTCGGATGTTTCGTTTCTTCCTGGAATAAGACCAACCATCAATTCAGGACCAATTAGCTTACCAGAGGACATTCCTTCAAACTTGGCCGCTTTTACTATCCCATTAAAAGTGCCACTAGTAGCCTCCATGGAGCCGTCATTATAAACTAAAAATCTATGAGCAATTCCATCTTCGCCTTTTTCAGCATCAGCATTGACTCCAATAACTAATTTTTTCCCATCTTCTTTTTTATAAGGTAAGTTTATTCTTAGTCCATCCCAAGTCAATGCAAAATTCGCGTTACTAATATCTGGTGTTTTTCCATCTTCAATAATACCATATAATCCTTTATCATCAAATCGAACATATTTACCATTATTGATACTAATAGTCTTTCCTGTTTCATCAACTTGATGCCAATAAGCACTAATACCGTTAGAATCCCATTCAAAAGCCGGATGATTCCCCATCATAATATTGATTTTCTCAGCATCAATTTGTCCCGCTTTCAGTAGAGCAGTATTGATTTCTCCACCATAAATACCAGTTTTCCAAGTCGCGCCGCCATCACTTGAAAGAATGATGCCACCGCCCAAAAGTTTTACCTGATACTTATCTTTGATATATTCTTTAGTACTTTCATCATATCCATCAGTCTTTAGTGTAATCACACCATTCTCTTGGGTATAAGTTCCATTGGCGCTTGACTCAGACAACGCTTTATTTCTATCAAAACTTTGTTGCAATGATTCATACGTCAGTGCGCCAGTGCCAGTAAAATTCTCTGCCTTGGCATAAGTATTTTGATTCAATGTTAATGATTGTATTGATGCATTCAGCCTTGAAAACAAATCTTCGAACTGGGTTGAATAGTTTTGAATTTGAATTGAATTCTTTTCTGGACTATCTAAATTATATGATACTTCAGATACTACAACTTTCTCTGCGCGCGGAACGCCATTTTCATCATAGCCAAAATACTGAGTATCAATAATACTTGAAATATCTCCAACTTCAAAAGCATAAGGAGAATAATCCCACTGTGTCTCTGAGTCAATCAATACACTTACATCAACCACATCAAGATTGTATTCTATCTGCGGCCGTGAATTGCGAGTAATGACTTTTTGAGCATCAAAGAAGTAAGTGTTCGGCTCAATATAATTATCACCAGTCCATGTTCCTTCTTGAATATATCTTGAATACTTAGTATAAAAACTATCATTCAAATTTTTGCGTTTAGAGACATTATCCTTTATAGCCTTTTGGCAATCAGCAAGTTGTTTGTCAACCACAGCCAATTCACTTCGCTTAGATTTGATATTTAGATTGGCTTCTTTGATAATATCTTCATATTCACTCTTACTACCCGCACCGCTACCGTTTTCAATGTTTTCAATACTTTCTGTAGCGGCATATATACGCGCTTGCTCAACTTGAATATCAGATACTAACTTTAACTTTTTGTTAGTTAGACTATTGTCACCATAACCTAATTGAGTTTTGATGATGGAAGTATATTCTTCATTGAGTTTTTTTAAGACAGTGTAATAGCCGCTCTCTACGCCATAAATATCTAAATAAAGTGCTTCTTCATCAAGCATACCTTTACTGATAAAATAAGAAAAGTCAATAAGGAAATTTTCACCTGAAGGATTTAATTTTGCTTCAGAAATTGAACAATATCCATCAACCGCCGCAGAATTCTCAATTTCAGGAACATAGAGTTTAGTAACTAGTTCATCACTTTTTACTGTACGCGCAATTTTAGAAAGATTTACTCCATATCTAAAGCCGATATTATTTTCTTGACCATAGTTGTCAGTAAGAGTAACTGTTTTACTAATAATTGCGCCTTTATCGTTATGCTGAATTTCATATCTGCACCAGACTTCAAAAGTCTCAGCAATCTGTTGAGTGATATTGAAGCGATTAGATTGTGATACTTCTATTGTTCTACACTTTTCATAGGTCTGATTTACTATATAACCACTTGGTAGAGAGGAAACTAGATTGGTTTCATCATTTTCTTTGAAATATAAAGTAGTAAAATTATTGATTTCATTAGTCTCTAAATTTTGAACCGTATCATCAGTGATAATCCACTCTGGTTCACCACTAGCCAAAGTTTTGCCAGTTATTTTATAACTTTGCCCTTGCGCGCCATCGGTTATTATGTTTCCATAAATGTCTAATGGCTCATTGGAACTTCCAAAAGGTTGAATAGTTAATTCATAAGAAGTATTGGCATTCAAACCCTCAAAAACAAATGCAGCAGTATGAGACTTTACTTGTTTGACCTCTCCATTTAGTTTGAAATCAAACACTGCTGCGCGCGCAGGAATATTCATAAGACATACGCCAAGAGAGTTACTTGATTTCTGATATACCATAGCATAGGGAAGTGTGATATAAGTCTCATAACCATAGTATTTTATATCAGTATCACTTTTAGTATATACATCAACATATCTTTGTAAATAGTTGTTATATTCCTGTTTTTTGTTCTCGACAACTTTGACAACTTTATATTTGGTTACAGCGGCGCCATTAGCATACTTTGCTTCAACTTCACAATATACTCCATTAGTAATCTTGTTATTCCAACTGTCAAATTGAATATTAAATTTATCACTAACATATACTCCGCGCGCATAGCCAGAGGTTCTGGAGATTTCAGAATAAGGAAAGAAAATTAGTCCATCTTTAGAAAAAGTAGTGTTAGTCTCTTTCTTTGTATATTTCCCATTCTCCAATATATATTCAACTTTCTTCCCTTGAATATCATTCACCAGACTAATCTGAAATGCTTGTTCCAAGTCCTCTTCAAGTAAGTTAGCATTTCCGCGCGAAAATTTCCAACCACTTCCATCAAGAGCGGTTCTCATAAACTCTGAAGCAGTTTGAACATTATTATTTTGTCCTTCTGAAAAATCAGTTTCATAGCCGCTTTTCCCTAGCTCATAAATAGCAAGAGACTGACAAGAATAACTAACTACAAAATTATTTCCATGTACTTCTCCAACTTCTTTGATGATAAAGTCATGCCATTTTCCACGGAATTTTACTTTCACCTTTGCCTCATTGATAAGCAAATTCAGATAAGGATTCTCTACTTGCGCGCCGTCTTCGTCATAATATTTACTATAAATATCAAATTTGAAAGTCTCTTGACCATAGATATCTACAGTAAATACAGGATTAAATGCGCGCGCAGCATCAGTTCTTGTATTGCTACCAATAATAGCAATTTTATCTTCATGCCAGGTTGCTTCAGTTTCGCCGGCGCGCATCTCATACACATCACGCCAGACTGAAAGCTCATAATTCTCCTTTATCACAGTATCCATTCAATCAACTCCTTTTATAAGAACCGATATTTATAATCAACAACATTTGGTGCAGAAGTATCAATATTAGTACAAGTAATAAGCGACTGTCCAACAGGAATCTTAAACATTTCAGTTGAAGGAAGTATAATCTCATAATCACTTATCCCAGTAATTACTCCATTTGCAATATTAACATCTCTACAACGTGCATATTGTAGCTTAGAATTGATAGATAACTCCAAATGTGTGCTGTTCGCACTCTTTGCGCGCAGACTGAACTTGTAGGATATATCATTCATAGAAATCTTCGCAGTCACGCCTTCAGCGAAATAACAAGTCAAAACATAGTCTGCTTCAATATCTCCACCATTATAGACATACACATTGTTTCCTTCAAATTTATCATATGTATGTAATGTTTCACCTTCATAAAAATTCTTATATGCTAAATGACTCGCATTACTCCATTCTTCAAAATTCTCGTCAAGGAAATCATCAATAAACTTCTTTCCATCAATGCTATATCCGTAAGGCAAATAACTTACAAAATTAACACTCAGTTCGCCTTTATAAATTCTTTCTCCGTTCTCTTCAAAAGTCAAATATTTCAATTGTGGTGCACTATTCAATATACACATATACTGTATGTATGGCCTTTCATCAAAAACTAATGAATGAGTGCCAGTCAACCATTCTCTAATATCTCTAATATCTTCTTCAGTCAAACTATCAAAAGCCATATCAACTTGGAAACTACGAGTAGTCTTTTGTGTTCCAAAATACAACGTTCCCTCCATACCAGGAACATCAGTTGTTGTATTTTTCAGAGTGGGGAGCAGATACTCATTATATCTGCTCCCATTGCTAACTCTTATTAGTCCAAATTGAGAAGAATGATAATCACCAAATTTGAATCCAGTCAAATCGTCATATCTAACTGGACGTAATTTTTCAATACTTCTCATTTCAAATCTCCTTATCTACGACGATTTACAAGATTTATGTTGCGATAAGAACTACCAGACATAATCTCTTCTTTGATTCGCGCGACTGCTTCATCGACATCGTAATCAGAAGCAATTTGGTCAACTGTAACATAAATAGTACAATCACCGCCTTGTAGATTAGATAGGTCGAATCCAGCAAACTGATCCGCGCGCAGAAGGGAAGAAAGAATCTGTTTTAGTTCGGTAAAATTACGAGTGTCTTGTGCATTTAGGAAAGCTTCGGGATTAGAAGAAGTACCGTCAACCCAAGCAGGACCAGTAAAGTCGACCAAACCACCCTTTTTGAAAGCTTTTCCTGTGTAATAAATTTTAGCTTCAATCAACTTTTTCAGTTGAGGCTCTGCCCAGTTTTTACTTCCGCCATCTTTAGCAATTAAACTTTCAAGATATTTCTTCTCATTAATCCAATTAGTATTTGCATTATATCCGTTATAAGAACTTTGTTTATTATTATTTGTATTGATGTTAGAAGAATTATTACCATTACTACTAATGCCCAATTTTCTCTTTTCATCCTCAGTTGGATTGTATTTTTCACCAACCCCATTAGAATCGTTCAACTTCCATGCCTTACCATTACTTCCTGCCACAATACTACCAGCATCAATTCTTTCTGTCAGGTTTTTATCTTTGTAAGTTTTATTATCACTACTTACGTATCCTATTTTAGAATTGCCTTCTGGATCAATGTATCTTACAGTAGTATATTTACCGCCAGTTCCAGAACCAGTAGAACCAACATTTTGGCGGATATCATTCCCTCTAAAGTACTCCATAGCAGTATCTAATTTATCATCTACATCATTTAGCTTTTTATAAATTTCCGCTTGAGAATAAGAACCTTTTTCATTATAAAATTCTTCGAACTTTCTTCTTACTGCTTCAGGTCCTTTAGCAAACTCTTCTTCTGCCATCTTGATAAATTTACCATTCTCTTTGTCTGCTTCTAGTTGTTTTTCTAATACATCAATAGCATTATCCCAATTTTCTTGTTGTTTATCATTAGCATCTTCAATCGAATCAAGAACTCTATCAACATCATCATCAATCAAATTTTGTTGCGCGTCTTGAATCTCTTTCTGTAAATCTGCAATTTCGCCCGCATTACGACCACTTGTATCACGCATAAGCATAGCCAAACGCTTTTGCTTTTTTGTAATATCTTCAACGTCATTTTCACGGTCGCGTGCAGCACGTCTTGCTTCAATGTTCTTGCGAAGTTCATCAAGGTAGTTATCATCTAACTCCTTCATTTTATCATAAGCATCTTTTTGGTCATCTATGATTTTTTGTTGAGCTTCTTCATAATACTGAGCGAGTTCATTTACAAGGTCAATGTAATTGCTACGATAATCTTTCCAAAGTTCATCAAGAGTAGTTTTGATTTTATCAAGATTGTTTTGTTCCTCTCTGCCAAAATCAACAATGTCGTCATATTCTTCTGCCCATTTTTTGAAGTTATTTAGAATATCGACACTATATTTTTTGTTTTCAGCAGTACCCTTCTTGATAGCTTTGTAGTAAATATCAGTCAACTTGAGTTCTTTAGTAATTTTGTCAATAGTATAAAAATCTGACCATTGAGTAGTTGCTTTGCCCTCGGCTTCTTTACGCGCGCGAAGCATCTCATTTGCTTTGATGAGTTCTTCAAGGCCGACTTTTTGTTGACGATAAGCTTCAACTATTGCGTTCTCATTAGCGAGACGCTCATCATAGTCAGTTAGGGTCTTGCGAGCTTCTTCAAGGTCAGAAATTTGCTCATCAAGTTCGGCAACACGCTTTTTAGCATTGTAAAGTTCAGAGAGCTTTTGGATTTCTTTTTCTGCTTTGGAGGAGGTTTTATTAAGATTTGTAGTATTTACTTGTGTATTTACAACTATTTCATTAGAAATATCATCAGCTAAACCTTGTAATTCTTGCTGAGCCACAAGAAGATTTGCTTCAGCCATCCGTTCAAATCTTTCAGCAAAAGCTAATGCTCCAGGAGTTCCTTCATTCCTAAGTTCAGCAGCTTTTGCGGCTTGTTTGGAAGATAAATCTAAATATCTATAATATTTCTCTAAAGCTTCTGCACCCTTACCTAACGTCTGTACTAAAGCCAAAACCTCAGCACGACTTTGGCTTGTTTTTAAAGTAGCAGCATTTGCTGCTTTCATCTTTAAAAGATATACTGCTAAATAACTTGATGTAGTGCCAAGTTCTTTAGAAAGTTCTTCTAAATTATCTTTAGCTGATAACCCAGAACGTCCTAAAATTTGAGTCGCTTGAGAAGCATTTAAAGTAGCAACATAATTCTTGGCATTTGCCTCTCTTAATTTATCTGTTACTACTTCTTGAGCATTAGTAACGCCCATATTATTAAGAGCATTAATATATAAACCCTGAGTTGTTGTATTTAGATTTGAAAGTACCCCATCTGAAGCAACATATTCATCAAGTAATTGCTCCATAGCAGCCTCAAGTTGAGGTATATCTTCTTTACCAGCCCTACTGATTAAATCCAAAAATTCTGGGAAAGAATCTAAACCAGCAAATGCTTCATTATTAGCAATGGTGGATATCTTTTCAATATCAGCATACCCATCTTTATAAATGCCACTAACAGCATCAGTAATTGCACTAACAGAAGTTTTAATGGATTTGAGTTCAGTAGCCGCATCTTTGTAGCCTTGAACTTTAGAAGCCTTTATTGCTTCTTGGCTAACATTATTTAACTCTTTAGCTAAATCTCGTGCAGATACTTTTGTTGAATCTAAGAAAATTCTTAACTGATTATTATTATTAGCCAGATTTTCTATCGCAGTAGAAGTAAGTTTGCCAGCATCTCTTAACTGTAATAATTGCTGATAAGCATCTCCTGCACCAAGTCCAAGTAAAGTTTCACTATCAACTCCAGAACTATAACCAGCACTAAACATGGTCTTTAGTTCATCGTCGTTTAAAACATCAAGGTTATTAAAGAATAATTGATAAATATCAGAAAGTGAATCTTTCCAACCTTCAATTTTAACTTTTAATTTTTCAACTTGCTCTTGGTCTACATCACTACCGCCTAAACTTTTTATTTCTTTTTCAGCATTAGCGATATTTCCTTGAAGTTCTGCAATATAACTATCATAATCTTCATAATAAGTTGTGGTTGGAGTAGAAATTTCTTGACCTCTTACTCTTTGAGTTGAGTAAGTAATAGTACTTAAATTACTTTCTTTTTGTTTTACTTCATTTTCAAAAATCTGTCTTTTCTTTATTTTTTCCTGCTTTTCAAGTTCTTTAGTTTGTTCTTCTAAAACTTCAAGACGCTTTTGCTCTTGAACAGTCAGACCTTCAGTAGCCTTCTTATTTTCAAGAGAAGAAATTTCGCTATTGTACTCTTCTTTTTGAGATTGGATATCTTCAAGTTCTTGTTTAAACTGTTTTACTTGTTTTTTAAGTTTATAAGCCTCACTTGTAAAGTAAGCTACAGCAGCAAAAACTGCACCAATAGCTAAAGTACTAAATATTGCAACAAATGGAGCAAATACAGCAGAAGCCTTAAATGTATTTAATGCTGCTTGGAAACCTTTTACCCAACTGCCCCCAATTTGTTTCCCATACAAGAACTCAGCAGCCATTCTTTTTGGCAAAGAAAGAGTTGAAAAAGCCTCTTCTGCTTGTATCTTTCCTTGCGCTAAAGCAGTACCTTCTCTCTGTCCTTGAATATATGCTTCAGCAACATCTCTAGTTGCGCCATAAGCTTGATATAAATCTTCTATTTCGTCTTCAGAAATTTCTCTCGCTTGTGCTGCAGCAACTCCTTCTTTAGTTCCTTGAACTTGAGCTTCTACAATATCTTTTAAACTTCGTTTTGCATTATTAATTGTTTCAGTGCTATTTCTCCCACTCTCAAAGCCAGCCTGATATTCTTCTCCATCTATCTTACCAGTTCTGAATAATTCACCAGCTTTTACTAAACCAGAAGCAAGTTTACCAGAAAATAACTTCTCAATCTTCTGCCCGCCACCAATCAAAGTAAAAGAAATCGCAGCAATCTTCGCAGCGCCACTAAGCGGACCAAGTGCATCAGTAATGGCATTTACAGTATTTAGTAAAAGAGTAAGTGTATCAACCGCACCTTTTAACAAATCAGAATCAAGAACACTAGTAGTGAACTGAGTCCAAGCAGTCTTTAGATTATTTATTTTAGACTGTAAACTCTCTTGCGTCTTCGCAAATTGCGCGGCACCGGCACCAGCACTATTATACGCCTCACCAAGCAATTCGGTCAAACGTTCAGAGTTCGACATCAATGCTAAGAAACGAGACTGCTGTCTACTACCAGCCGCCATAGTCGCTAAATAACGTTGAGTCATGGAATCAAGGCTATTCCATTTTTCTGCTAACTCAAGTATAACTTTATCAAGCGCGCGCATTTGACCATTTGTATCAGTAAGTCTAACACCAACAGTCTTTAATGCAGTATCAATTTTATTTACATCAATTTCTTCGCCTTCATCGGTTGTACCAGTTGATTTACCAGTATCAATAAGTTTCTTTACTTCACCAAATCTGGCTAATACTGTCTTCAAAGCAGTACCAGCAGTCTCAGGTGCTTCACGTGTAGTCTCAATAATCTGCGTCAAGAATGTTGAAGTAGTCTCAAGACTCATACCGACACTCGCCGCCATAGAAGCGACCTTACTCATAGCATTAGCAAGTTCACTCTGGTCAACTGCGGCCTTAGCGGCAAGATTGGAGTAAATATCAGTAATCTTGATACTTTCTTTTGCCTTCAAATTGAAAGCATTTATTGCCACAGTCATTGCATCAGTTGCCGCGGCATAATCCATTTCAGCAATACGTGCGAATTCAAGAGTATTATCCGTCAAAATCTTTACATCTTCAGCACTACGACCTTGCTGATAGTAAAGTTTCTGAACGTCATAGACGCCTTTTAGTTCAACGCCCTTTTCTTGAGCAAGTTTAGAATATTCATCAACTTGTCTCCAAAGGTCGCTAATTGAAAAATCAGTAACCACCGCGATAGAAGTCATTGCTTCATCGAGTTCTTTTACATCATTAAAAGCATCTCGAACAATTTTTCTAAAAGCAGTAATTGCACCAGTAACAGAGAATATTCTTGTAAGACTTGAAGCAACACTTTGTGCTTGAGTCTCAAAAGAGACCATTGAGCGAACACTTTCAATTAAAGTGTTGTTATTTTGTTGTAAAACAGTATTACCATTTTTAACAGATTGGCTTACTTGTTCAAAACCATTACGTTGCTTATTTAACGCATCTTCTACTGCTTGACTACGTTGTCCAGTAAGATTTGAAAGTTGTTGATTTAGACTAGATACTGTATTATTATATTCTTGAGTAGCTTTATCTACTGAATCAAGTGCGTTTATCCAAGATTGTTGTTTTATACTAAGCTTTGAACCATTTGTTTCTAAAGTTTGATAACCTTTAGCAGTCTTAGCAATTTCATTCCTGATTTTTTCAGCACCAGAAAAATCTCCAGCCTTGAAAGCTTGAACAAAAGCTTCAACTTTAGTTTTCAAAGTATCTGAAGCAGTTGCACTATTCTCAAAATCAGTTTTTAACTTTTGTAAACTTGGAACATTAGTGAAATTTTTCAAAGTCTCGCTAATTTGTTTTATCTTGGCATCTAAATTGTCAATTTCAGTCGTTTGTATTTTCCCAAAAATACTGTCGCCTATATTGCCAGTTTTAGTAGTTAAATTAGCTAAATTTTCATAAAGACGTTCTATAGCTTGAGTAGTTTTTTCAATTCCACTCAAATCTCCTTTAGTCCTTAAAGAACCTTGTATTCTAGTTTCTAATTTACTAAACTCTTTATTCAAAGAAGAAAAAGTTGTAGTAAATCTATCTTTTAGATTACTTGGAATAGTTAATTTATCGAGATATTTTTGTAAATCAGATAATTGTTTCCTTGCAGAATCAATTTGTACTTGAGTATCAATTACAAGTTTACCCTTTATTGTATCTGCCATAGTTCACCACCTCAAAATAAAAGTCAGCATTATTTTACTAATGCTGACTCTACATGATTTCATCTCAAAGATTCAATCATTATATCATTATTATCTATATCTTCAGGAAGAATATAAAAATCACATACTCTTTGCGCACCACGGCCTCCAACTGGATAAGCAACCGCAGTAAAATCTGTAACAAAAGGAGTAGCATTTCTTCCCAGTCTCATAGATAAGCCAGACATTAGTTTTAGTTTTGGAATCTTAATAATTCCAGTATAAGTATGTCCATCATTATCGTCCTTTAATCTCATTTTGCCTTCAAGAGATAGATACCCTTTTATAAGGCGGTCGCCAACACGATAAATTTCAGTTGGCTTCGAATACACATAACTATATCTAACTATTTCAACCTTTTTATTTACTTCAATTTCTTGTGCACCACTATTATCAATTTGTTTTGTCGCATCATCAAAATAAATAAATACTTTTCCAACGGGTTGTTCAGTTAGTTTTATTTTTCCATTTTCAATAGAAGGTTTTTCTTCTTTACTCAGAATAATACCTTCTTCATTCTCTTTTTCACCATTTTTTGAATTGAGCAAAATTTGAAGTTGCTTTTTAGAGAAAATACCTTGAGAAAAATTCAAATTCAACTCTCTTGTTACATCCCAAGTTACTAGGCCGGGATTTCCATATCCTCCGCGCGCAGAAATAACTCGATGTAATTCATCAAGTCCACCAATTTGAATATCATCAAAACTTGCAACAACTTCTCCTTCTTCAATTCCTAAATCCTCTATATTATAAGTAGCTTTCAAAACTACCGAGTACAAACCTTTCGTTCCATAAGACTGTTCCATTTGAAATTTCTCCTTTATCAAAAAAGAGGGTAGCACCGCCACCCTCCTTTTAGTTATTCAGTTAATTATAGATTGTACTGGACTAATTGCATCATAGGACCAGATTCAGGACGGAGAACAGTAAGATTTAGATTGAAAACAGAAGGATCACCCTCAGCCTCAAGAGTAATAGTGTTCTCAGAACTCATCTTAGCCTTTGGAATAATGAACTGGAAGAAATCATCCTCGCCAGTAACATCAGAACGGCAGAAAGTATCACCAGTGATGTAATAAGTGCCAGGGAAAGTATCAGCATTGATATCAATTACTTTCTTAGATGTGGGAGTAACTTCGTAATGAACAAAAAATTTCTCTCCAGCAGTCTTAGAACCAAAATCAGCGGCAGCAACTTCTACGCCATCGGCATCAGTAACTTTGGTGATACCGGTATTATAAGCAGCGGCACCCTCACCATCAGCCAAAACCTTTACAGTTTCACGACCTTTCGCAGTATCCATTTCAATGGTAGAATCTGCGGCAGTTTTAAGAATACGAGTCATAGCGACTTTAGTAATCTTCTCTGTATTTTCAGTGCCAACACCATCTTTATCACCAAACATAAGTGCCATAGAAGCGGGGCTGAATAGTGCATCAGTTAGAGTAACATTGATTTCCTTACCAAAATCCCAAGAAACAAGTTTGGGGTTACCCTTACCACCACGAGCATCAGCGGAACTTGCAGTCTGTTCGACGGTAGAAACCTTTAGCGTATCAAGATAGAGAACGGGCATACCTCTAGAACCATCAGAATTGATTTTGTAAAAGGTTACGTCTGCCACTTCCTTAATACCATAGCGGTCAAAAATAGAAGCCATAAATAAAACCTCCTAATTTAGTCTTTTACCCAGTATTCTAGGTTTATTTTTTTACTGTCTGCACCAGCAATCAAACTGGCCATATCAGTTTCAAACTTATCCTTATTCGCGCAAAGTTCTTGAAGTTTCATCATTGTCGCGTAAGGTAGTTTATCTATATTTTCAAAAGTTACCCCAACTCCAAGGCAACAAGTAGATAACATCAAGGTAGAAAATTCATAGCCCATTTTTTCTTGTGCTTGTTTATTTTTTATTTGATCGCGCAAACGTTGCTTAGCTTTCATTCGCGCGAGGCGAGGGTCTATGTCTTTTTCTATTTTTTCAATGGGCTTTTCGCCTATTAGTTCACGGATACAATTTTGAAAATAATCAAAATTATCTTCACATAATAAGTGCTTTTCCTTTAGATCCCCTATAACAATTTCGGCTCTCTCAAATAAAAAGAGTGAAGTTTCATGGGTGAAAAATTTCAAAGCTTCATTTACTAATTTACCAGTTTCAGGCAGTTGCGAAAGTACCATAAAATATTGAAATGGAGTTGGTAAGTCACCTTCAATATTCTGCTTTACATAGATATCTTGGATTTCTTCTTGAGTTGTAGTGAGTAAACTTGTATATTGCTTGAATTTTGAATAAGTTATTTTTACTATATCCCCTAATAATGGAGGATACAACAAACAAATATCTTCAAAATCACAAGTCCAACCAAGATATATTCTTTCTTTAGGTAAAAACATCTATATAAAACTCAACACAGTAACAACTAGTTTCTGATGTGAGTGTATCAAGATTAAAGTCCCCTCCAGTAACAACTCCAATACCATTTATAGTTTTCTTATAAATAGATTTTTGAATCTCACTAATGATACTAAAGGGTCGTAATGCAGGTTTATTATTTATAAGTATGTTCCACTGTGTAAGTGGCGTCCATACATAACAAAGTAATTGGAGACTTGAAAATTCATCATTCTTGGTGTTGTGATCTGCGCGCTTGAGAATAAGAATAACAGTACTTTCCTCTTCCTTACCCGTGATTTTAGGAACAATTCTAATATTGTTTCCTACAACTTTCGTCTGCGCGCGTGGTGTGTCTAATGGAATATCATTTGTATTACATAGTAATTTACATAAGTCTTCATTATTATTGAGTTCTTTAGCCAGTGCTTGTAAAATCGACCCAAACTCTTCACAATTTTTTACTCCCATAACTCACACTCCTTTATCCCCAAATATCGTCTTTAAAATCAACCTCTTTTGTATCTCTTGTCATGGTTTCATTCAAAGCGATATAAATAACACCAGGAATAGTTATTTTATCAAAACCAGTCACAAGATAAGGTTCATTTTCATCTTCATTAACAATGATATAATCATCTTTTTTGATGTCTAAAGCAGGCATAATTATATGCCCATCTTTATCCTTATCTTCATACCAAACATCAGCTTTTCGGCTGGCAACTAAATCTTCGATTAGCGTACTCATTTGACCATAGCAATAGCAAGGATACTCTCCTGTACCATTTATAGAAATCACATGAGACATTCTAAGCATTACATACTTATTATATCCTCTACTATGATTCTCCTCAAGATAAAAAACCATCCATTTTCCAAGAGATTTATTATCTAGGTCAAAAATTTCATCACACCAACCATCTTGTAGTTCTATATCTAAATCAGTCAGTAAATAAGACAAAAATTTCGTCTCATTTTGTTTATAAGGTTCAAAAACCGCAGTCCTTGGTTTGCCTTCACTATCAGTAAATGGAATTTGATAGACTGATTGTGCTTTATATTTTTCAAATAGCAAAATCCGTTGATTCTTCATACGTTCTTGAACAGTGTTACCATATCTACCTAAACGCTTTTGATAAATATCATAATAACTCATATTTTATCAATCAATCCAATACATTCAAAGATTGTCTTTCTAAAATATTCGTATCTCAAAAAGCGTAGGCTATTAAGTTTAGAGAGAAGAATATAATAATTTATAGTCTTTTTATTTTCATCGAAACCAAGCAATTCACAAAGAATAGAATCAAGAAACTTTTCCCACTCTCCATTCTTTTCTTGCTCGCAAAGCAGACCATAAATTTTATTTTTCAATTTATTCAAGTACCCAACATAAACTTCATCCATTGTCTGTCAGCCTCCCATAATCAAAAGGTTTGCCATCAATGGAACGATAGTAAATGCTTTCGAGTCTATGCGCTTTCTTCTCTTCTCGTTCAAGTAACTGTCTAAATTTATCAATCAAATTAGCTTGAGAAAAATCTTTCTCATAGTATAGAGGTTTTACATTCTCCCAAGTAAGAATCGTTCGATTTAGCCATTCGACTTTCATATAAGTAGCAAGGATTTGGATTTCGGTATTATTAAGTTCATCAATAAAACTTCCATTCGCAAACGCTAAAGATTTCTTTGGAAACTTGAAATATGGAATTGCACCTTCAAGTATTGCTTCTAAATCTTCATTCACTTCTTCTTGCTTCCAACCAGTCCATTCATCTTCAAGCATTTTTGCTAAGAAGGCATCATAAACATCTTGAAGATTAGTACTCATAATCAATCAACCTTATTTTCTCTCTCAAGGAGAATAGATTTGGTAATATCGCGGCCAGTACGTGCTTTGATAATATCTGCTTTTTCAAAATCATTGATTTGATGATCAATAGCATATTGAGCAAGATTATTAGCTTGTTCAAGAGAAACTTTAGAAAGTGTGTCCTTTAGAACATCAACAGAAGCAGTTTTCAAAAGAAAAAGCATCTTATTTTCATTCAAAACAACAATATTTTCAGGTTCTTTTGCATCATCTGCTTCAAGACCAAGAGCTTTCTTCGCAGCCATATCTTCAATATAAAGACTACCATCATGAATCAAATTACTAAAACCAGTATCAAACAAACCTTCTTCAAGAATAGAAAAAGGAATCATCACCGCAGCACCCTTATTAGGCCAAATACGAGTGAAATTCAAATTTGGTAACTGGACTGTAACTGAACCGAGAATAGTGCTTGTAACCTTGACTTTTGTATCTTTATCCATAATTATTACTCCTTTTACTCTTATAGTGCTGGGGAGAATAATCTCCCCAGCTTATTGTAATTTATATTAGAAACCGTAGAGAGAAGCGGAAGTATCGGTGATAGCGCTATTGTAATAAATGCCCCAGTTATGATAAGTGAGGATAGCTGCACCCATCTTCTTATAAGCATTGATTTCCATAGACTGATCACGGTTATCGCGCATCCACATCTGAGTAGGACCTTCAAGAACGACTTTGACGACCTTCTCACCACCAGTAGGAAGAACAAAAGCATACTGAGGATTCATAGCGGTCTTATCATTATTTTCATCAATGAAGCTCTGAGGCATCTCAACAACAGGAGTGCCACGGAACATCTTGATATAACCGGTATTGGCAATATCTTCAATATCCTTGGGACTGTAAATACCAAGATAACCATCACCACCAGGAACGATCTGGTCAGGACCCATAGCAGCAATGAACTCAGGGCAAGCAAAAATAACGGCGCTAGTACCATAAGAACGAACGATATTAACTAGAGCCTGCATATCCTTAGCAACGAAAGTAGAGCCAGTTTTACGATTTGCAGCAGGAACACCAGCAGCATTGTAAGCAGCAACAAGAGCCTTCTGAACCTCATAGAAAACAGAGTCAGTTAGACCCTCAGTAATGATATCCATGATATCAGCCATGTTCTCAGAACCATCGAGCATACGATCGAAGTCGATAGTACCGGCACCGCCAACAGCATGAGCCTCAACAGTAAAGGTCTCAGTATCAAGACGGAAAGTCTCATAGACACCACTCAGACCAACCTGAGTGAGGAACTTCTTGGCACGATTCTTACCAAGCTTACGCTTGAACATAGCCTTCTGGCCATTGCCAACGGTCTTAACCTCAGCAAAAATGCCAAGATAATCAATAACTTTCTTAGGAACAATCTCGTCCGCGGCTTCAATAATAATAGCAAAGATATCATATTGATTTCGGCGGAACTCATTGATGGAACTGCACATAGCATTTAGCTCATCGCGCAAAGCATCATTTACATTCTCAACGGAATAATTCTCAGGAGCAGTGCCACGCGCAGCGTTAAGGGCAAGCTCTTTAATTTCCTGAATAGTAGCCATTATATATACCTCCTATACAAATTTCTATTAAGCCTTGATGCACTGGAACTTAACAGCAGGAGCGCCGTTAGGCATAGTGGCCTTAGCATCAATAATACGCAGCATTGGAGCGCCAGTGATAGCATCAGTAGGCTCGGTAGCAGACAGACGAACATAACCATTATCGCCAGCCTTAACATAACCATAAACCATAGTGGTAATATCAGCAGCATCATCATAAATAACAGTATTGGTAGTATACTTATCACCAACAGCGAGATAACCAAGGCGAGGAAGGAAAGAATCCTTATCAGTCTTATAATACTTCAGACCACCAACGAGACGCTCATCATACATATGCTCAGAAGTATAATTTAGACCGAACATATAGTCGCCCTCAGCGGGATAACGAACCTCACGCTTAGTGTTGTCAATAGCAAGAATCATACCGTTCTCAACATAATCAGCGCCCTCGATCTTGCACTGGGCTTCAATACGGCCATCGCGGCGGAATGCGCACTGATTGAGTTCAATCTGGCCATAGCCAAGGCCATCATTCAGTTTCTTATCAGCCATAATAAATGTCCTCCTTACTTTTTATATTTATTTAGGATTTCTTCAAGCCCAGATTTGGGGCCTTCATTTTTAGGAATATACTGAGGATTAGATTCTTGCTTACTAAACACAGAAGGATTAGACTTCACAAGTTTGAAGCAGAGTTCCTTCTCAATATCCTCTTTGCTCATTTCAGCAAGCTTCTCATTAGTATATTCAGCAATAATATCAGCATCAAGCTTTTCAGAATAACTATCAACAAGAGCCTTCTTTTCAGCAATCTCAGTATCAAGTTTGAACTGCTTGAGACTTTCATTTTCAGAAGTGAGAGTGTCAATAGTAGACTGTAGAGTAGTTGTCTGCTCAGTATAAGTAGTAATCTGACTATTCATATCCTCAATTTTGGTATTGGCTTCAGCAAGTGCGCTGACAGTCTCTTCATTAGAAGTCTTTAGAACCTCAAATTCAGTATTTACAGTAGTAAATTTAGTATTGAGTTCCTCTTTCTCAGAAGTAAGATTCTCAATATCATTCTTCATTTGAGTAAAGTTCTCTTCAATTTTTTCATAAGTACCTTCAGACTCGTGGTATTTAGCAAGAGCCTGTTTTTCGGCTTCGGTCACGACGACATAGAAACACTCTTCTTTCTCACCAAGAGCAACACTATCATTCTCGTTATCCTTGGTATAATTCCATTTATAATACTTCTGCTCAGCATAATCACGGACTACAGCATAAGAATCATAAATTTCATTGACACCATAACGAACCTTCCAGTCATTCTCTTCATTATAATAATCAGCATTTAGAAGATTCCAAAGAACACCATGAAGTTGATCATGAGAAAGTTCAAAGTTGAGTTCGCCCATAGACTTATTACCTCCTTTTTCAAAAATATTTTTGTACTCACTAAGTTTTGCATATATATCTTCAATTTGTTTATACATAGAAAAGAAAGCCGCACCTTCAAAACAAGGTTCAACTTCTTGTCCTAATACTTGAAGACCAAGAAAACAACCATCGGTATATTTATAGGCTTTTTTGCCTGAAATATACTCCCACTGGCCTTTGATAGAAGGAGGATAAAGTTCCATTGACTGTCCACTACCCACAATTTGCGCGGCTTCGCCATAAATAGCAGTATAAAGAAGAACATCACAACAAGCATATTCCCTTGTTATACCATCTTCATCTTCATGTTTTTCCCAAGCAAAATGTTTATCATCTGGAACTACGCCATAAATACGACCTTCATTACGTTTCTTACCATGGTCGGTGTAGTCGCCGCCTTCATTATCATAAATTCCTTTTACTGGAGCATAAGATAAGGTGCTCACAAGTTTCTCTGCGAACTCCTCTGTTATATAAGTGGCGTTTCTATTCAGGCCTTTATAAAAAATTCGGACCCTTGCACGAGAAATTGTATCACTGAATTTTTCAATTTTCCCATAAATACTTACTGGAAATTCATTCTTCATTCAGCGCCACCTCCCTCTTTAGATTTTTCATTGCTCAAAGTTCGTTCCGATTTTTCGCTTTCTTTCTTTGCTGGCGCGCCACCAGAAGAAGAATTACTTTGAGTATATGCACTTTGTAAAGGTTTGAGTAATTTATCAAGTTTTAGAACAGAGTTCTCAAGGACTTTTACATTAGCCAAATCACTTTGAGTCATACCCAAAGCTAGCGCAGGCAATAGAAGACTGTAACCACTTGAAGCTAATTTGAAAGAATTTTCAATATATTCCTTCTCATTGAAATAATTTACAGATAGGAACTCATACTTGAAGCTAATCTCTTCATTTTTATACAAACCATTGATTAGATTTGTGAAGAAATTGGCAAATTTATTAGCCATATACATAGCAAGTGCGCCATCTTTTTGGATAGACATTTCTGTAGCAACATTACCTGTCAGAGAGAATAATTGTGGAGACACGCCTGCCTGCTTATAAATCGCATTTGCAGCTTTATCAAGAATGTTATTTACAGACTCATTAGACGCATCACTACTATACATTTCAGTTTCAGCATATGTAGTCAAAACACTTACATTCTCATTATTCTTCATCATACCGACAGTGCCTTTGTGCATAGCTTCTGCTTCATCTGGTTCGAATAGTAAAGTGCCATCATTCATGTGGGGAATTTTTTGAACCAAAACTTTTCTGATTTCTTCTTGGACTCTTTTTTTATCATAATTTTTATAATCATAATAATCGGCAATATCAAGAAGAGTACTTAGAAACATTGGACGACCATCGAAGAAAGAAAAACAAATTCCAATATCGCTAGGAATTATAAAATACTGATTTTCAATTGTTTTATTCTTTGTCCATTTTTTATATGCTTTTACAATAGATTCTGGATAAACTTGTAAAGCAATTTTCTTTTGTTTTTTATCTATAATAGAATCAAAATAAGCTAAATTAAATTCAATAACATCATTATTCAATCTATCCTTATAACGAGTAGAACAGTAATTGAAAGGCAAATCTAAAGTCGCAAAACCATCATCATTAACATTCTGAACTACTCCATAATAAGTGCCATTCAGCAAGGCTTTTATAGCAAAATCGACACATAAGGAATTCATATTGATATTATTTACAAAATTTACTGCTTTATTATAGATATTTATTACATTTTTATTTGGCTTTTCCTTCATTTGAGGAATCAATACACCAATATACTTCAAATAGGTAGCGTAATAAATAATAATTCTACGATAAAAACCATCAAGACCAAAATAATTATTAGAAAGTATAGACTGTTGGTTTAGAGACCCAGAGGAAATAATCCTCTGAATCTCTTCATTAGTATATTTTCTAACATAGTCTCTGCGGCTTCGTTGATATCTAGAATCATATGAAGCATCATTAGTTGCTATCATATTATCTACCGCGCGCCTAAAAGTACTAAGCTTATCATCCTCAACATTAGAAGGCATAGTGGATTGTTTTGTAATATCTTCCATTTATTAGCCTCCTTCAGAATAAAATACTAATTTTCTAACTCCTTTACGATTTTTCTTCTTTTTTGCATTTTCTTCTTCTAATTCTTTTATTCTCCAAAGACCATAAGCGAAAGCAGAATATTTATCTTTGGGGAACCGAGCATTTATTTGTTCAAGAACAATATCAAGACCAGTTCCTGTTCTCTTCATTCTAAGATTTGCCATCTGATTGAATAAATTAGTCGTTTGTTGATGCGGCATAAGACGACGAATTTTATCTTCGGTTTTCATAGATTGCCCTTGTTTGGTTGCTAAAAGCGAACTTTTTGCTTCTTGCTCTGTAATAAGAAAACGAATACGTCCACCAGAAACGCGAGAGTATGCATTACCATGAATCTGCGAGTTCAAAGGACCATTGGCTTTCATTGAATAAAGAATTTGCGGTGCATCTTTTGGTTGAATTTTTTTGTAATCATCATTATTGAAAAATCCATAAGGAGGAAGTTCTGAACCGTCAAGATCGTAATGAGTTTTTAACATCTCATCTGCTAAGGAGATACCTAAACCGTTAGTATCAATTATTACTTCTTTTGGTTTATACAACTTTATCAAACGTTTCAAATCTCTAGCTTGATAAGAAAATTGTCGTGTTTCTGGAGTTCTACCTAAAGTAATAATATTTACTAAAGTAGCATAATAAACGCCATCTTGATTAGGGTTTACCCTAAATACACAAACTTCTGAACGGTCTCCTAAACGTCCTACATCCATCGCTAATAAGTAGAATCCGCGTTCTCCGACTCTACTTTTTTGGTACATCCATTCAGGATTTTTCAATTTTCGATATTTTGACATTTTGTCATAATTGAACCAAGATTCTTCACTACTTCCTGACCACAATGAGAGATACTCGCGCGCGAATGACTCCGCATTGAAACTTGGGGACATTTTTAGTTTATTTACATAAGCGCGGTCAAGAAGTCCATGAGCAATAGGAATACGATAATCCAATCCAATTACGAATGCTTCATTAGGCATAATGATTGAATTTTCAAACATATCAATAAGTTTATCATATGAGAAATGACTCTTTACCCCCGCACTTGTCATTACGATTTGCTGTGCATTCGGCTCTTTCTCATTTACAGTGTTATCAGGAAGACGGCGTGCAACATTCATCAAAGGAAGTACAATTTCATTGATTTCTGTCTCATCTGCATCGCGCAACTCATCTAGAAGACCTCCATTACGACGAAGACCACGAGTACCGTCACCACCAACAACGTCCAGTTGAGACCCATTACGAAATTTCAATGTAACATAATCCTTACCAAAATTGCCTGGGGCTTCACTAATATCTCCGCCAACAATTTCTCGTCGCAAAATCGGCCAATGTTGATATATTTCAAGAATTTTTTCTTTTGCGACTTTCGCAGCCTGAACTTTGAAAGTAGCAACAATGAAACGCTTAGTTCCAGGCATAAACACACATTGTAAAAATAATGCTAAAATAGATAAAAATGTTTTTGAAGTTGCACGGCAAGCACAAAGATAGATTTCCTTATATCTCATCAACGCGCGTAGTATGAGTCGTTGATAGAAAAATAATGATATTTCTTCATTCTCTGGTTTTATCAAATCTAAAAATACATCAGGATAAACTGAAAAATAATTACAATATTTCTCAAATAACTCTCTATGCTCTTCCAAATAACTATCAGTAAGCACTACTCCTTTTTCAAGAGGAATATTCTCTCTACGGCCTATCTTGCTTTCTGCTTCTTCAATTTTTTCTAAATCGGCACTCAAGAAATCCATTAGACAGTCACCCCTACATCGGCATCAAAATCCTCTTTCATAAGTTCATTGTAGCCATCATTTTCATATTTATCAAAGTCATCACAAACTTCATCAGTATTGAAATCAGATTGCTTTTGTTCATATTCAGCAACATTCTGAAGCGCACGAATACGTTCTGTTATTTCATCACCAATACCACTCTCATTAGTATAAAGACGTTGATTATATGCTTGGATATTATGAAGAGTTTCGTCTACAATGTCTTTAGTAACACCATTGAAATACTGATTTTTCCAACCACGCTTCTCAAGCCAACGGAAAATTTCTCCGACGCTATCAAAATCATTTGCATTCTTTGCATTTCGAGGAGTAAAGTCCGCAATTTTGACAAGAGTATCGTAAGATTTGAGAAGTTTATCAAAATCTTCGCCCGCGCGAATACGACCTTCAATTTCAAGAGAAATTTTACAAAGTTTTTTGGCTTGGTCTTCTTGGAGGTCGCCATTGACAGATTGAGTATTCATAATACCTTTGAAAAGTTTTTCAAGGTAATTGAGTTCATCGGCATCATAATTTGCGCCCCATTCTGCTTGAAGTTTCTTCATTTTTTCATCATTGAAAAGTGGAAGTTCATCTTCAATTATATGCGCTTCTTCAAGAGATTTAAATTGTTTGAAATATTCTCCCCATCCTAACCGTTCATATTTTTCTTCATTGAAAAGTTCGACATATACAGAGAAAGGAGAAAGTTTGTTCTTTTGTCTAATTTTTTCCCATTCTCTTGGAACGAATGGAATATCTAAGAACTGACATAATCTATCTACTGTGTCCCAGTTATAATCAGAATCTCTAATAAGAGCTTCCAAACAAGTATTGCAAATAGGGCAAAGGCCATCAGGATAGAACATATTTTTAGTTTTACTAAAATCGCTTATAGTTCTTGATTCCTGACATCTTGGACAGATTCTAACATTGAATCTTTCTTTTACAGTCATATTGAATCACCTTACAGTTTTTATAATTTTCATTAGATTTCTTCGCTGCGCGCGATTATAACTAATGAATTTATCTATCATATCAGACATGATATCTTCCATGGAACGAGTCTCACCCTCTGGAGTAACAATAGTAGTATCCATGATACGAGCAACACCCATAAAATAAAGAGCCTCAAGTTTGGAGATTGAGTCAACAAAACGAATGAGTTCTTTAGAAGTAAGTTCCTTTTCTATTTTTCTCACCTCCTTAGTTTGCTATTTGTCTGACTCTGCGCGCAGACCATTTTTATAGGGAGATTTGTAATAAAAATACATTGAATTGAAGTAAAATCATAACAAATCTTGCTATAAAAATGGACAGCGCGCAAAGTGTGAGAAAGTAAAAGTTGAATTATTTTGAAATAGTTCTATATAATTTATCACATTCTTTACACCGATTTGCCAATCCATCTGAACTACGAGCCTTTCTCACAAAATTACGAGGGTCTTTGAGTTTCAATTTTCCACAGCAAATACATTTCTTCCAGCGGAATTTATCATTTCTTGCAAGATATTGGTCATAGTGAAAACTGACATAATCAGCAATTTCTGTGCATATTTTCTGTTTATAGATAGTAGAAATATAATTTAGTGTATGATTTATATTATATTTATCATTTATTAGTCGCGCAATCTCAGAATTAGGTACTTTATGAATTTTGTAATATAATATGTCTCTCTGTTCTGGAGTAAGTGGAGCATGGTCAATATAAAATTGTACTGTATTCAAAAGTGGTAATAATGAACTTTCTGGTTCGTCGATTGTAGCAGTTTCAAGTTCAAGCCACATTTCAAAAATAGAATACAAATGTTCAGGATTGCGAAAGTCAAGTATGATTGAAGCAGAGTTATTATAAATATAATCCTTTTCATCCGCGCGCATAGGGTCTTCAAAACGCAAAAGTCCAGGTTGATAAAAACCAAGTGGAGCAATTTCATAAAGTCCTTCCTGCCAAGGAATTGAATCATCTTGTTCTCCGCCACGATAAGCAGTATGAGTTGGAAGTGGTTGGAGCACTGGATGATAAAAATCTCGAATAGTATATTGTTCGCGCCGAAGTTCAATAAGTAAGTGGCGCATTTTATATACTTTTTGAGTACTGAGTTTTGCTGCGCGCGCATAGTATGTTTCATTTTCAGTTGTATGCTCTAATTTGTTGTCATATGCTTGAAGTAAATTATTGATATCATCAATTTGTTCAAAAAGCGGAGTAAGTTCGGGAATGTTTTGTGATTTTTCTCTTTCAAATTTTACTTTAGGAGTTTTATATTGTATTGGATGTGAATTTACAGCAACACTCTCATTGAACCCAGGCATTTCAGTAAGTTCTTCAAGAGACTGGTCTGCTTTTTTCTTATAAGTATTATAACGAGTAGCTATTTGAACTTCTTTTCGGTCAACTATAGAAGTTCCATCCTCATCTTTGCCATAGAGTATGTAATTAGAAAATAATTCAAGTTCAGAATCTACGGGAGTGTAATTTTTTTTAGAAAGTTGAAGAAGTAGTTTATCTATATAATCTTTTCGTTGTTCGACAGAGGTGAGGGAGAAGTCTAATTGAATAGAGATATTTTTTCGTAAAGACATTAGCATCTCCTCTGAATAGTAATTAGGTGAGGTTATTTTCCTCCCTACATTTACTATTATACCATAAACCAAGAGCAAAGTCAAATTTTGGTTTGTTGAAAATTTACAAGAAAAGAAGTAATAAGTTATATAAGTTATTATTAGCTTTGACTCTGCGCGCAGGTCATTTTTGTAGTAAAAATTGTTATAACTTTGCTATAAAATAAAATAAAATCATAACAAATCTTGCTATAAAAATAGACAGCGCGCATAGAGTAAGCAAATAACTTAGTAAAGTTTGATTTTTAGAAAAATGTTTGTTATAATAGTAATAGAAAGTAAAAGAAGAAAAGTTCGAGTCTATTTGTTTAGTTTCACAGCAATTTCTACTGATTCCGCGCAGTCTCAACTTATAGTATCATAGCAAAATGGTCTGCGCGCGTAGTCAGTCCAAATCACAAATCTTACCCCCCTCCCCTTCAGTTGTCCTGCGCGAAGCGCGTGGACGTTCTACTACTAATTACTACTAACTTCTACGGAGGTCTCCCCAATGTATACTTACCCTAACTCCCTTCCCCCCTACTCAACCTACTTCAATCCCTCCAAATCTATTACACGACTTAGCTTCGGCCTTTTCCCCCATCACAGTTTACGTGCCCTCACACTCTGGCCTCACGACTTCAAAATACTCTGCAAACGGCTTCGTTTCTTCTACCAAACCGGTCTAAGTCCCGTCTCCACTTATGAAACTTTTTCCTACTTTACTTCTGCCTGGCGCATAGCATTAGGTAATTTGCTAAAGTGGAATTATGGTTACCCTGGTGTATGTCCATCCTTGAAGAATGTAAGTTCTACACATTATATCGAATATAGTTTGGAGCTTCGGGACACTCTGCGCGCAGAAGGACTTTATATGTTTGATGATGATGCAGGTAGAGAATGGCAGAAAATTTTGACAAGAATGCTGGTGCTATTGGATGAAATGGATGAAGAGAATCCAATGTATGAGGAATGGGGTATAAAGGAAAGAGATGCAGCAATGAATAGTGCGAAGGAGGAGTTTTTTAGGATATTAGGGAGAGTTTGGTGGAATTTGTGGGACTAGACAGAGAAATAACTATGAAATAACTATGAAAGGATAATATATGAATAAGAATGCTAATAACAATAGAGATTTATACAATGGTGTAGTAATCTTGATTGGATGTGGATTGGGAGTATTATCAATTTTAGGGAAAATTATTGCGTTATTCTAAATAATTTTTGTATAAAATAGTAAAATTTATTTCGTGAATACTAAATTTGAATGAATTTTTTATATTCACGAATAAGAAAAATTACTTATAAATAGAACAGATAAGGAGGTTCTATTTATGGAAGAAATTTGGAAACCAATCCCAGGATATAATGGATATGAAGTAAGTAATACTGGAAAAGTAAAATCTTATAAAATCAAGAAAGAAGGAATATTACTTACTCAAAGTGTCACTAAAAAAGATGATTTACGACTAAAAGTAAAACTAATAAACAATATAGGAGAACAAAAACATATAGGTGTTCATCGCTTAGTAATGTTGACATTTTGTCCTATTGAAAATTCTGAGCTTTATGAAGTAAATCATAAAGATGGAAATTGCCAAAATAATAATTTAGATAATCTTGAATGGATGACGTCTGAAGAAAATCATAAACATTATAAAGAAGTTCTAATTCCACAAAGAAGAGCAGAAGGCACTTTTTGTGTTGGAAGGAAAGCAGATATATATAAAATAACTTTTATCAATGGAATTGTTCATTATTATAAAGGTTATCAAGAAATCATTGATAAATTAGGTGTAAGTAGGAATTGTATTACACGTTGGGCCAATGGTCAGCTAAGTTTTTATGTTCAAAATTTTGAAAAAGTAGATTCAATTCCCGAAAATTGGATAAATGAGCCAGTCAAAATTCCTAAACAAAGAAATACTGTGGTAATTGAGTATCGAAGAAAAGAAACTGAATATTATGACGATTGCCATAAAGCAGACCTGGCTTTGAATTTACCAAAAGGAACAATATTTAGATGGAGTAATAGAAATTGGAATAAAGTTAGCCAAGGAAAAGCAACTCAATTAGGCATCAAACGAGTTTATATCATAAAAGATGATGATTTTAGTAATTAGTCTTCACGAATGACATTTTGTCTCAACTTTCCAGTCTGCGAAATTTCCAGGGCCAGTCGTCCACATTTTTCTGGATCAGCAAATTGCACAAAACTATGCCCCCTATTTTGTGCAGATTTTTTCAAAAAAGTTCTTGACTTTCTGCCGTAGTCTGCTATAATGAAAAATGTCAAGAGGGAAAACCACTTGACAATGAACCTTGAAAATGAATACGACAAAAAGGAAAGGAAAGAACACTATGAATAACACTTATGCTAACATTATGACCAAAAGCGCGGGCGATATGTATGACCTGTGCGAGCGCGAAATTGAGCGTCAAAATGCGCTCAAGTCCACCGAAAACCGCATCGGGCGCAGTAACTGCGCGAAAGCTATCCGTAAAATGGAAAAGCTCGAAAGCATTCTTATGAGCGTTCCGGCTGAGACTATGTTCACCGTCGAGGGCTGCCGTGGAGACAGCGAGCGAGGCTGGAGCTTGTGCAACGTCGGCTCTATCACGGAGTGCGTGGTAAAGTACCACCTGAGCAAAGAGAAAGAGAACATCTCAAAGACGTTCGGCGCTGGCTATGACTTCAAAATGGGCTGTATCCCTTGCGAGGTCAAAACTTCTCTCACCTGCAACGCGCTGGCTACTCCGAGTGAAGCCGAGTTTACGCTCCTCGTGAACGCGGTCGGTGTGTGGCTTATCAAGAAAGCCGAGGTTATGAGCTATGTGAACGCTCGCGGGCGTCTCCCGTTCAACCTCGAGGCTGGCAAGCGGATTGACTGGCTCTCCGAGATGTTCGGACTTGACGAGGAGTAAACAAGCGGGAGAGGGCGCAAGCCCTCTCCCCTCGGGAAAGAGGAATTGAAAATGAGTATCCATGATATTGCTATCCTGTTAGGAATCTACGTTGCTACAATCGGCGCGGGCGCGCTGGTAGGCTATGTAATTGACAGAGTGAGAAAGTGAGGAATTACAATGACCGATTTATTCAAGACGACTGCTGACCAACTCCGCTTTGCTCTGAGCCAAGAATGGCGTGACCTGTATGGTCACAAGTCCGAGTGGGAGGGAGAAGCCGTAAACGCAGAGGACGCCGCGAATTATGCCTATGAGAAAGCCTATGAAGCCGATGAGGGCGACAAGCTCTCTGACAAAGAAGTTGATGAACTTTACAGCCTCGCAGAAGCCCTCGACAAAGACGCGAGAGCCAAGCGCGCAAGAGTTGACCGACTCGAAGAAGCGATGGAAGCTATTGAGAAGTTAGAGACTTTCTACTCCGAGGATTGGAAAAACATCTGATGAATAGGGGAGAGCGATCTCCCCTTTTTACAAAAAGAGGAATAAACCATGATGATTTATAAAGTAAATGTTCTCGATGCTAAAACCGGAATTGTCGGGCGTTTTAGTTGGTTTTACAATGAAGAAAGTAATAATTTGAAAAAGAATGTCGAGAAGTATTTATTTGAACATGAAGAAATAGAAAAAAATTGTTGTAGTGGTTGGAAAAAAATTCCAAATGGTTACACGGCGATTTTTTGGGATTGTTTCAATTTCCATTTGAAATATTTCGTTTCTATTGATACAAAAAAGAAAATCATCACGGTTGAATAAGAGAGTGAATATTCACTCTTTTATTCATTGGTTAGTGTAGTAGTCTGGTTCACACTTTAGTGTGCGAAAGTGGATAGTGTAGTAGTCTGCCCAGACTACTACAAGGGGTTGACAAACAGCGTATAGAGTAGTAGAATGGTATCATCAAAGAGGGCGGTGACCTAACCACCGAAAGGAGATTCACTATGAGTAAGTTCACAATCGACACCGCGCGCGGATTCGACGTCATCACCAAGGCTGGCAAGGTGGTCGAGCACTTCGACACCTACGAGGCGGCTACCGCCTACGCTCGCGCTCGGCGCATGACGGTGCGCTATTGGGCGGTTGGTGCGGAGGAAAAGGGAGAGTAATCTCCCTTTTTTTCTTTGGGGCTGTGTAGTAGTCTGGTCAGACTACTACAAGGGGTTGACAATTATATTATTGTATGTTATACTCATATCATCAAAGGAAAGGAGAATATACAATGATAAATGTTCGTACAATTCGCAAACTCACCAACAACGACGGTCTTACTCTGCGCGCGGGTCGTGTCATTCGCTACAAGACGGGCTGGCAAGTAGCTACCGAGGGCGTCGAGTGCTCCACACCTGAACAGGTTATGCGCGCTGTCAAGTCCTACGAGGGCAACTGCGGCGTTTGGCTGGAGAATGGCGTGTACTATGTTGACCGCTCCAAACGAGTAGATACCAAGAAGCTCGCGCTGGAAATCGGTCGAGCCTGCGCGCAAATCAGCATCTATGGCTGGGCGCGTGGAGCGTTAGCGTATTGCTAACGCTCCCAAGCTATGTAGTAGTCTGGTCAGACTACTACGAAGTGGATTTTTCTATTGACTTTATGAGTGATGTGGAGTATAATGTGGACATAAAAGGAAAGGGGAACACACAATGAATAATTATTTACTGTATATCAATGGGAGTTTGGAAAATTCTACTAATGACTATGCCAAAATTTGGGAGTGGTATCGCAAACTGTTAGAGGTACTTCCTAATGCTACCATTGATTTGGTAGACGGAACTACTGGGGAAGTTTTTCAGAGCAACGTGGACTTCGATTGAAGTCCACTTATGTAGTAGTCTGGTCAGACTACTACGAGGAGTTGACAATTCTCCATAGTGTGTTATAATAGTACCATCAAAAGAAAAGGAGATAACACACAATGCCCACTATTGAAGAACTGAATTGGTCGAAGCACATTTGTAATGACCACATCGACCGCATGATGGAGATTATCCTCAAAATCGGCTTTGGTGAAATTCAGTATGCTTTTCCAGACAAAGAAAGGCAAATCACAAACTATGTGACCTCTACAGGCTGTCTGCTCATCTGTCAGGGAAATTTCGTTATCACCGCTTATTTACTGTCTTTCCAGCAGGCAAGCGCACTATTCAACAAAGACCGCATTCCACAAGCAATTTACAATCAAATTCGGAAGAATTACAAAAGAAGTACAAGTATTGGGAAAGGAAAGGTAAAGAAATGAAAAAGTTCAAAGATTGGTATAAGGACGTCGCAGGAGTTGAACCCGACTATGAAACCACGCAGGACAAACTTTTGTGGTGCAAGGAAAGAGGTTTACCGGTAGTTGTTTCTTGCACTTGTTGCGAAGGTACGTTGCTTATCTTCAACGCTTTTGTGGACGAGGAAGATTATACATACTGTTCGTCTTGCGCGGGAGTGGAGTAATCCACTTCCCGTTGTAGTAGTCTGGTCAGACTAC